TTTGACTTGTGTAGTGGAATTAGTTTGTTGCCATATAGTGACCATGTATATCAACAAGCTCCTTATGAGGACATCGACGCTGAGAAGTATGATGAGTTAGTAGCAGCAATGCCAGTGGGTGTGGATTGGGATGACCTAGAGAAGTACGAGGAAGAAGATAACACGACAGGAAGTCAAGAGTTAGCATGTGTAGGTGGGGCATGTGAGATAGTGTAGTAAAACTTAGGGGCCGCAATGGCCCCTTTTTTATTGTTGTTGATTATTGCTTGTAAGCATACCGGCTGCCCCTGCAGCTCCTGTTGCTCCGCCTGTGGCCGCCACTGCCGCTAGTTTTTGTTTAGCTGCTCTAGCTTTAGCTATGTCAGCAGGGGTAACTTCTGGTCTTGATTCCAGTAAAGCTCTCTTTGTATAGGCTTCTGGCGTTTCCTTCGCTTGTTTCTTGACACCTGTAGTTCTTTCAGTCTCTTTAAGAGCTTGTTGTACTTTTCTGGGCGTAGCTTTTTTCTTAATCTGTTTATTATTATACTTAGCGCCTGTTTTATAGGAAGACTCAATCAAAGGAGATGCGGTAATTAAGCCATGGCCCCCTACTGGGTTAAGACCGAACATGTCATGCCCATCACTTAACATTGTGTACATCTTTTCCTTGCTGGGGTCAACTACAACAAACGCATTCATTCCTCCCAGCTCTTGTTGTCTTGAAGTATACGCCTGCTGCGTAACTAAGTAACCGTCAGGGTCTTTGATGTCTGTTAAGTTTCTACCGCCTACAGCGTTACCTGCTTCATCACTAATCTTAGCCATCTTAATTGCTTTAGTGTCTAACAGCTTATTAAACGAATCCAGAACTCTTTGTTCACCTGCTTGTAGTTTTTTACCTGAACCTTGTTTTGCCCTAGCCCTCAGCAGGGTCTCCAACATTACTCTTGGTTTATCTCCAGCGCCCATTTGATTCATTAGTTGGAAGGCTTTGTTATCCAAGGTAGAAGACATTTGTAAATACTCAACCATCTCTCTACCGTCTAGCTTACCCTTAGGCTTTGCTCCCTCTGTTTTACGTAAGTTATTCACTACGTTTAAGTACTTATCTGTAGTCTGACCACGCATAGCTCTGACTACAGGAGAACCGGCTCCTGCAGCGCCTACAGATTCTATGTATCCTGCGTTCTTACCTGCGGATGGGTCTTTAATTTGATATTCATACCTAGCGTTAGGGTTTTTTATATGTGGCCCTTGAGTAAGGTGTGTTAAAGCTCTGTTGATTACAGACTCCGGTACTGTACCTGAAGTTCTAAAGCCTGAACCTATGCCTGAAGCTAATCTAGCGGCCTCTTCTCTAGGTATACGCGAGTCTAAGTATTTTAAACCTACTACACTGTTCTCTAGCAAGGTGTTCTCAGTGTTAGGCAGTTGTCGATTTATAGATATAGCTGTCAAGTCTGCGTCTTGCCCTACATCACTAGCCCAATCGCTAACCTTCCTGTCGGATATTCCAAGGACTCTACGTTTTGCCACGCTCTGTGGGTCAATACTTTCTTTAATAGCAGGCATAACGGCCTGTGTATATTCTTTACCGAAATTAAGTGCACCTTTTACAGGATTTTTGTAGAACTCAGGAATATGCGTAGGGGTGTTTTGAGCTGCTTTGTTTATTAAACTGCCTCCACTGCGTAACAGACCCTTAGCTACACGAGGCCCATAACCCAAGACAGGCACAGCCCCTATAGCTCCTAATGTAGCCATCCCATAGTTGCCTTTTTCGTAATCTTCTATTGCTTCTTTGCCAGAGATAATCTCACCAGACACAGGAAGAAAAGAAGCCCCTAAGTAAACAGCGTCTTGCAGGTCTTGAACTTGATCCCTCTTGTTCCTTTTCCCTTGCGGGCCTCTACGTCTTGTGCCTTCTTGCTCTACTCTTTTTAAGATTTCATAGCTATCGTCTGTAAGGGACATTCACTTCTTCCTCTGCATTTTCTTCTTCAGGGTCATCAATGTTAGCTAACGGAAGTTTCAAGGCTTCTATAATCGTTGCTCTATCTAAAGCAAGAGCTTCCTTCATCTCTTTTACTTTAGTTTCTTTAATGGCTTTGTCAATAGCAACAAGTGTTTTACCTAACTGTTTACGAGTTGCGTTGCTGTTGACACCTCGGTATGCTAAGTAACCTAAGCCGGTACCCGCCGCTACGTAAGGCAAGTAAGGTGTTAAAGTGCCTATGGCTGTTGCAGCGCCTGCTCCTGTAATCATTCGGATGTTGTTTACTTTACCGCCTAAAGTTTTAGGCATGACTGTATCTGTAGCTCTAGCTATGTTCTGTATAGCTCTGCCCATAGACGTATCTAAATCATCAGCAGCTTTTGGTTCCAGTATATCACGAGCGTCATACAACAAGTGCATCTCTCGTAAATCTTTAGCTACATCGGAAAAACCTGCTCCTTCTATTACTTTCTTGTTTAAGTAGTTCCTAACAGACCTTTGGGCTTCCGACAAAGCTGTCTGTGTGCCATCAAAAACGTCACCTCTAAGACTCTTAATGTGGTCATCAAGTTCTTTACGTAGACCATACAAACGAGCTGGTGTAATTTGCTCTCCTTTTAACTTAGTGTCTACCCAAGAAAATAAATCTTGTGCTGCTTTTATGCGAGTGTTATTATTTAATGCGGGATTAAAATCAGGAGAATCTGGGTCTAACATGCCTTTTAGAACAGCCCTCATGTCAGCCCGTATGTCGCCTGCTTTAAACTTAACATAATCATATTCTCTCAGCTCGCTGGTAAGTTTTTTACCGCGCTGTTCAAGAGTGTCTCTTACAATGTCTAGGTTACGCTGATTGCTGTTCTTATGAGAGACTTCTGTTTCGTTTATTAAAAGATCATAAAGTTCAGTGTCTCTCTCTGTAGGCACATAGTAAGTAGTACCTGTCGTAGGGTCTGATCTTTTATTTTTAACAGTCTTTAGCCGATTAGCTTTAGTATCCTCAAGCTCTAGTATTTGCTGCATTTGCTGACGCTTACCTTCTAAGGTTCTTTCAGCCGCTTGTCTTTGTAAAGCCACACCTCTTCTTTTTAAATCAGAGGATGACTGAGGCACTGGCTTTCTTAACGCGGGCGGCTTATAGACTTCAGCTATTTGTACAGCGCCTACAAGGTTGTCAGCTTCAATAGGATAGCGGTTACTAAACTCCATCCAAGCGTTTTGACCCGTTTTGGCAGCTTCAATGCCTAGCTCCGTAATTTTAGCAACAGTAGGGTTGCCCATAAGAGATTGAAAAGTTTCAACAGCTTGGTCAGCTATTCCTTTTTCAAAGTCATCGTCGGTTAGCTCAAGTGCTGTTTTGCCTCCTATTGTTAATGCTTCAGAAATAGGAGTTATAAGACCTGCTTGTACTGATTCGCCAGCAATAGGTAGCGCGGCCATACCTAAAGGTCGGTCTAATGCTGCTGTTTTTGCCATTTGCTCAAAAGCAAACTGAGGAAGACCTGAGACTCGCTGACCTATTCTTGAAACCCCTTCGCCCAGTTCTTCAGTTAAGTCGTAGTCTGTAGGTTGATAACCTTGCTGTGCTTCTGCTTGCTCTATTAAAGCAGACAGCTCGTTTATAACAGTAATGTCATTTTCTTCTACGGCAAGCAACAGTGCTTGATCTAGCTCTTGTAAAGTAGCCATTAACGTATTCCTGTGTTTTGTAGCGCCCTTTCTCTAGCTCTATCAATAGCCGATTGAGCAGCTTCAGAAATTCCTCCGGCTTCATCACGAGGACTAAAAGATGGAGCAGTAATATACAGACCTGCAACAACAGCGGGGTCGATGTCTGCACTTTTTATAGTACCTAGACGATCTAATGCTGCATTGCTCTTAGAAATAGCTTTAGTAGCGTATTCATTTTCAATCTGAATAACTCTTTTAATTGTGTCTAAAGACAAAGAAATATCGCCTGCTACAATCTTTTCAATAAACTCTCTATCTTTATCAGAAATTGCCGTGCCAGAGCCTAGTGCTTTAATTAAAGGAAGAACCTGTTTAGCTCTGTTAATCATAAAGGTCTGTGTAGCTACAACTGCGTCTTCCTGTTCTGGAGAAATAACACCCAATGTCTTACCTACGTCCATTAAGGCAAGCTGAACGGGCGCAAGTTTACCTGTGTATATTTTATCTAAATCAAGCGCACTGGCTTTATTAATTTCCAGCATTTTTTCAGCTTCTCGACCTAAAGCATTTAACTCAACAAAATTATCTACAAAACCTTGAGTAAGTTGTTTAGTGACTTCATTTCCTGCGTTTAATTGTTGAGTAGTCACAGGAGCTTGTGTAAGTCCTAACTCAGAAGGGTTGACCCACTTGTTTGTTTTGTTATCCCACACTTGGCCGCCTTCGTTAATACGGAAGGGTTTGCTTGTAGGTTTGTTATTAACTACCTGTTGAAAAACCTTAAGGTCTGCTTTTTCACCTGACATAGCTTCAATAAACATGGAATCACTAAAACCGTCGTATTCGCCGTCTGAAATAGCTTTTAATACAGTATCGTTAGCCCCTTTAGATTGAGCAACTGCTATCTTACCTTTACGGCCTTGTTTGGCTATTACATTACGTTCTTCGGCTTCTAAAATTTGTTTAGTAGCTGTTTCAACGTCACCACCGCTTGTCAACATGTCTACAGTCTGGTCTAGTCCTAAACTTTTGGCTTGTTTAATCAAACCTTCACGCTGCTTGCCTTTTAGTTTTTTGTCCTGAATAAGGGCAGCTATTTTACCTGCACCAGCCGTGTCTCCAGTAGCTTGCATTATTCTAGCTAGTTTTGTTAAGTCTTCCGTGTCGTTTAAGTCTAGGTTAGACATTGCCATTTGTAATCCAGCAGCTCTGTCTCCTTGAGATTGTTGACCCGTCATGCTGCGAATTCCACTGCCCATCATATCTGCGGCACTAGCCCCTAAGGCTAATTGTTGTTGCTGTATGCTGAGGTTAGGGTCTATCGCATTCTGCGGTACACCTGTTAATAATCCTGCTAATGTTTGTGCCATTGTCTTACCCTCCTCCTATACCTAATGCATTAAAAGCGTCTAACATACTTTTTGTTTCTTCGGTTTGACCGCCACCGGCATTTCCAATAATAGATGTCAACAGGTCGTTATATCCGGCACTACCTAAATTGCCGCTACCCCCAAAGCCTAAAGCGTCTCCAATAGATTTAATCAAGTCAGGGGTTTTGCCTTCCCCCACGCCTAAAGCGCCGAGTAATCCGCTACCACCAGCGTCAGCACTTCCTCCTAATATTTGATTAATTAACCTTTCTTGAGGAGTCATTTGTTGGCCCAATACACTAGACAACATACCTTGTAATTGCTGCTGTTGTAGTACGTTAGCCATGTTAGCGCCCTGCATGTAAGACTCAAGACCACTACGCGCTGCTTGCGCTTGCAGTTCTGTACCGCCCAGCTGTCCTTTCATTGCTAACTGAGAAGGTAACTCAGCAGCGCCGAACAAACCAAGAGCTTGCTGCTGTGGTAAGTAACCAGTTGCCATCATTTGCTGCATGTTGGCTATGTCAGCCGCACGTAGCTGTGAAGGCAACTGAGATGCTTGTGTGCCTAATCCAAACAAACCTGTACCTAGACCCAAGCGACCCTGCTGTAGAGCCTGTTGCTGTCCTGCGGCACCAATGTCTGCTTGCTGTAGCTGTAGAAGATTAGCTAAGTCTTGCTGCTCAAACCCACGGCCTGCCTGTGCGCCCGCTAATCCTACATTAGCAAGTGTAGCACCTCGTCCTACACCTGCTGTTTCTAGGTCTGATGCTATACCAGCTAACTGACCTGCAGTAGTACCCGCAGTAACTCCGCGTGATAGACCTTCGCTCTGCAGTTGTGACTCAATCTGTTCAGCACTTAGACCCAGCTGAGATAGCTGTGAAGCGCGTGATTGTGCAGCAGACTGTATGTCTGAAGAAGTGCCTGCTAATCCTGTAGCTAAACCTGTCAAGCTTTGAGCTGTAGCTACTTCTTGTTGTTGCTCCATTAAAGCCTGCTGTCGAGCAGATAGACCAGCACGAGCCATAGCTTCCTGACGAGCAGTCTCTTGTGCCAGCAGCTCAGGAGATGCACCACCATAAGCAGCAGAGGACAGCCCTAAACGGCCTTGAGCAAGTAAACGCTCTTCTGTAGCTAGACGCTGACGTTCTTCTTCTGGAGTTTGTGTAGCCCTAATGGACTCATAGATGTCAGCTTGACGCTGTTCAGGAGATGTTAATAGACCTCTACCGGCAGCTCCTGCAAGTCCTGCATATTGAGAACGTAAAGATTCAATATCTGAAGGAGCTTCTAGCCCTGCAAGACCTTGTGAGCCTAAGCCTAACGCTTGTTGACCTAGTTGACCAATCTGTGCGCTAGGAGCTTGTGCTAACATACCACCAACTTGACCAGCAAACTGACCACGTAGTTGATTAATGTCAGCAGGTTGACTAGCTCTTTTTAGTTGTTCTTGAGCGCCTCCAAGACCTGCTTGAGTAACGCCCTCAAAGCCTGTAGGCTGACCCATTTGACCTAGTGTCTGACCAAACAGCCCACCTACTGCACCACGCTGAGCTGCAATGGAAGGATCAAGAGCGCCTACTTGGCCTAGTTGCTGTTGTGCTTGACCATAGGCTTGTGCGCCAATCTGACCAACTCTAGGGTCATAAGCTCCACCTAGTGTACTAGCGGCTGCTTGTGCGCCTCCTAGTAGTTGATTTTGTAGTCTTTGTTGTGGCTGTGACAAACGTAAGTCAACACCGCCCGCAGCGGTAGTGCCTATGTTAGCTAAGTTAGACGTAACACCAAAAGGTTTAAACTGAGACTGTTCAAAAGCTCTTTGACCTATCTGCTCACCAAGTCCAAAACCTGCTTGACCTGTGGCCATAGCTCCTTCAATGCCTTGTTGTCCTGCGTAGTAACCTGCAGCTGTCTGTAAAGCCCCCTGTAAGTCTCCTGAAAGCAAGCCGCCTAAAGCTGCACCGCCATATACCGTAGAACTACTAGGGCCGCTAGAGCCTGTTGGTGGCAGGTTTATAGGAGAGGTTCCAGAAGGCTGTGATTGATTACCGCCGCCCATTGTATTTCCAAACTGTTGTTGAAATTGCTGAAGCTGTCGGTTAGCGTCTTGGTCTTGACCTTGAGAACTTTGCCTGCGCGCTAAAAGGTCTTGATAAGCCTGCGATTGCGTTGTTTGAGTAACTTGAGCTTGATTAGCGTCAATAATTGCTTGGGCTTCTGCAAGTTTTTTAGTAGCGTTTTCACCCACTGATCCGCCCTGCGCTTGAAAATCTCTAAGCATACGCATGTAGTCTGGGCTAGGAATTTGTACGCCATCCGCAACACCGCGACCCGTCGGCATGGGGGCAACATCAGAGCTACTAATTCCGGTACCAATACGTCCTGCTAGGGTAGAGGCTACTGAATTTAAGACTGACGGTGGTCGATCTACTGCAAAGCCGTCTTTGTTATAAACTTGACCTGTAGGTCTGCCGATCATATCAAACACGGGTTGTCCGGGAATTGCGACAGTCATTAGTAAGACCCTCCAGTAATTGTGTCAGCCGTTAGTGTGCCTGTCACGTTTACGGTAGCGGCTGTTACAGTACCAGTAAATGTAGGATCAGCAGAGTTAGCCTTAGTAGCACTTGCTGTCGCTATGTTATTAAACTCAGCGTCAATCTCTGTACCCCTTACAATCTTCGCAGCATTGCCTGAAGGGAGAGAATCCTTTGTAGCAAAGTTAGTTGTCTTAGTGTAATTAGACATTTAGATAAGTCTCCCTAATAGAGCGTGTATGTCGATTTTTTGAATTGAGAAAGCAGCACCATTGACTTCTGCTTCTATGCCGATGGTTACTACTTCACCACTGCCGCTGGTGTTAACCTTTGGTGTGTTGATGAGGATAGAAGAGGTGTACTCGCCTGTGGTATTGTATTCGGTTAAGCCATACTCAGCAATGTTGCTAGAGCCAAATGTAAAAGCTTGCTTAGTGTAGTTAGCTGTGTAGTCATAACCCCAGTTTAAAGTAGTAGGTGTGTTCTGACCACCAATGATAGTCAAGTTAAACTTCTTCAGGAACTTCAGGTTAGATGTGTTACCAAAGTCCATAGGGTTACTGAAGTATCGCATCTCGTACTTGTTAGTACCATCCATATAGCCTTTGTACTTAACAATGCCTGAAGAGATGCCTATGTATATCTCACCATCTTCCAGTACAGCAAAGGACAGAGGATACATACCTGACCACGTAGTAGCTCTGTGTGAACCATCCTCTAACGCTCTACGCATGTCAAAGCAGTACACAGTGTTGCTGTCAGGTAGTGTTAACAGATAGAAGGCTTCTTCAGAGCTGTACAGTGACTTGATAGCGTTAGTCTGTAAAGAAATCAAAGACAACAAGTCTGTGCGTACATTCTTGCTAATGTCACGCATAGGCATGGACTTTTCTTGTATAGTCCTGCCAAAGCTACGTACACCTGTCTCAGACAAGAACAATATGTCAGTGCCTGTGTGCTGTACTGAGTCACGAGCTATGCAACCAACGCCTTCTATGGTGTCTGTAAGCGTCATAGTAGCAGGAGAAGAGGCTCCTGAGTACACCAGTATAGACTTCTTGCCAAAGATGATTAGGAAGCCATTGTGGGCCGCTAGAGCCGTTATCTCGTCAAAGCCTGTAGGCCATACAGTAGTAACGTCTAACGAGCCTGATGTGCCTCCTGTCCAGTGATGACCATTAAGTAGATCAGACCAATAGACAGTGTGCTTGTTACCTGTAACATCCGCTACCCAGAGTCTACCATAGGCTGCTAAAACTTCGTTGCCATACGGAGGAGTACCAGTGCTGTGGCTGTGAGCTGACATCTCTTCCAACACAAAAGAACCTGACTCGTCTGTAGCTAGTAAAGGCTCGTTACCTCTTTGGAACAAGTAAACATGATTATTTAGTGTTACTGTCTTCCAGTTATTAGCTGTAGGCGTGTACCCAGCAGGAGTAGCATCTGTTAAGGTGGTAGTTCCTGTAAAGATTTTATTGTTACCTGCTGATAGGACATACTTATCGCCAGAGTTATCAATAAACTCGTACATGGTTTCTATACCACGGCTACTGCCTAACACAGAAGCACCGTTAGTAGAGACCTCTTCCCAGCCCTTACGCGCACCAATACGACCTAGCTTGTCAATAACACAGTTGTCTGCAACAGCAGCAAACGAAGGATCAACACCTATTGGTGAGTCCTGTGTGTTTAGACCAGCAAAGCCCGGAGCAGCTACTGTGATGTTCTGTAGTTGTTGTGCCATTAAGAATACCAGATAGTTTCTTCAGGGTGTTGTGACGCATCAATAGCAATAGCGTCAGCCAGTGTTCTGTCAGCAAGCCCAAACAATTCCGCTGAACTTGTACCACCAGTCTCTCCACGCTCTCTAGCGCCTAGTGCTGTAGCCAGTTGAACAACGGGTGATGAAGGCACTGCCATAGACTCTGTATCTTCTGTAAAGTCTGCTGTGCGTAGCACCACGTTAAACCTTAATTGATACACACCGTCAGGCTTAGGATAGATGTCCACAGCGTTGTCACCAGCAGCGTTAACACCGTTGAAGCTGTAGAACTGTGGAGACCCTAGAGGAGGTGTCTCAATCAAGAAAGCGTTGTCCATCCAGCGAGAAGGGCGATACTGCATGAAGAAGTCTGAGGTGTCGTTGATAACGTCCAACAGCTTCATCCTGTTCTGTGAGCCAGTCAACACATAGTTAAAGGTTGTAACGTCTGTGGTTACAGTCAGTGTAGTACGCAGAGCTGTCCAGTCATAAGCATCTTCTACGGAGCGTTTAGCGTCATTAACAAACTCTCCAATAAGTTTAGAGTAGCTGTTCTGAGAGACCGATGTTACCTCATCTTCTCTGAGTCTACGCAATACGCTGTTGACTAATTGTAAGTATGTCATTATTAAAATCTTCCTGTTTGTGCAAAGCTGGACTCAAAAGGTGACGTTAAGAAATCTTCAATGTCTATCAGTGCATCCCTGTCAGTAATGCCTATTTCTGTTTTAAATTTAAATAGTTCGTTGTCAAATATTTTGTTAGTGGTAGCTGTGGCTGGTTGAGGCATTAAAGCTAAACCTCCTAAAACGCCCCCTAAATCTGGAAGACCAAGACTTATATCAGGAAGTCCAATGTCAGGAAGTCCGATATCAGGAAACTCTATGTCATCTACAAAGTTATCTAAAGGATTAACAACGTCTCTTACAAAGTCTTCAATACCGGGAGCTACCTCTCTTACTGCTGTGTCTAAAGCAGAAAGCGCTTCTCCGGCAGGCTGTATAACAGCATCATCTACAGCACTGCCCACATCTCTTACAAAGTCTTCAATACCGGGCACTACTTCCCTTATTGCTGTATCTAAAGCAGAAAGAGCTTCTCCGGCAGGCTGTATAAACGTATCATCTACTTCTTTAAGTATTGTACGAGCAGGCTGTATAATAGCATCATCTACAGCACTACCTACAGGTCTAACAACGTCTTCTGTAGCACTGCCCACGGTTCTGGCAACGTCTTCAACTTGCCTACCTACTTCTTTAAGCTCTTCAGGTACTTTAATTTGACTTACAGCATCTTCCACAAAATCAGCAATAGCTGTGCCTGCTTCTCCAATAGGACGTACAAGAGCCGTAACAACGTCTTCAATAATTCCTAAGTCTATGTTAGGAGTGTCAGGAAGGTCTACCCCTAGCGTACCGCCTTCTGTAATGTATTTACCTAACCCGGAAAGTAAAGCATCGTCTAAGTCAGCGCCTCCAGCTAATTCAGTTACTGCTTTGCTTATACCTTCTTGTAAGTCGTCATACTGTATGCCTGCTGCTGTAATAACATCTTCAGTTAAACCTACTGAAGCTAAACCGCTGTTAATTAAAGGCTGTCCTACTAATGCTAAAGCAGCTCCTTCAGCATTACCCGCTGCGGCAGCTTTTACTACAGCTTGTGTTTGAGCGTAAGTAGTGCCAAACAAACCATTACCTGTTGTAGGTAGTGCTGGGCCAGCTTGACCTGTTGGTAAAGCACCTGATGAAGGAGGTGTAATAGCGCCAGCTACTTCTAATCCTGTTAGAGCTGCTGTTGCTATTTCCAGAGGAGATACATCTTCACCTGCTGCAACTTTAACGCCTGTCATAACAGCGTTAGCTACAGGATTAAGTGCGCCTAGTATTTGCATTGGCGGTGTGTTTAGTATGCCAGCTACTGTACTAGGGCTTTCAATCCACTCCGCTGAGTAAGTGCCTACAGGGCCAGAGGCTTCGTACCTACCACCGCTGCCTTGATGTTCTTCACCAGCCACACGAGCAATAGAGGTCTGCGTACCTGTGTTTAAAAATACTTTAGTTCCATCTTCTTTTTCTATGAAAGTAGGAATCTCGTTCTCTTCAACGTATTCAACAAGGTTGTCATCTACTTTTTCTTCAAAGTAATCGTCAAGAGCGCCTAATGGGTTTTGTGTTATACGGCTTATGTCTACTGATTTGTCAAGACCACTGTAGTCACCTGACTCAGCCGCCATGTCTGCTAATGCTCTGCTTTGACCTTGTTGTTGACTAAAGAAATCACCAAGCCCTACAATAGCTTCTTCTGGTGTTTCTTTTTTTACAGGTGCTGCTAGACTAGGAGCAATAGCTTTAACAGGAGATTTAGCTACAGGAGCTGTAGATACAAGAGGTCTCATCAACCCTGTAGATATAGGATCGTTAGCAATAGGGCGTGTTATGGTAGGAGCAGGTGCTTGTTTAATAGGAACACTGCGAACAGGCTCTTGTCTTTTAACAGGAGTAACAACAGGCTGTGCTTTAGGCAAATCAAAACCTGAAGGACGCTTTTCCTCTCTAACAGGAATGCGACGACTGGTTTGTAGTTTAGCTCTTTTTGCCATTATCGTTCTCTCTGTACGCCTTT